TCAAGGAACCTATTAAAAGGGAGTGGCACGATGAGCATGGTGATGACGAATATATCGGCAAGGATGGACTCTACATGGCGGCATACGAGAATAAGGTCAAGTTCCTGTTCAAGGGCGATGCTTTCGGAGCCAACGAGAAGTGCAAGGCTTTCATTGACTATCTCCGCATGTCTGGCATGATGAAAATGTACTGCGACTTCAACAAGATTGGAAGGCAACATGTAAGACTGAAGAGCATTGATCCGGACCTATACAGATATCTGGGCAGCGAGGACTTGCTTATTCTCTCTATTACTTTCAAGTTTAACGACCCTGTTACTGATATCAATCCGATTATGGATGCGCATGGCAGGATTTCAAATTTAGGATAATACTGACACATGAGTACTTGGAATATTTATCATAAGGATGGCTCGAAGCTGACAGACGTTAACGAAGAGCAGATAACCGTTCATGGATTGGAATACTCCGATTCTTGGATGGGTGAGTGCTTCGTGACTATCAATTTCAAGCATGAAGTGCCTATCAACTTCCAGATAGGCGACTATATTGTCTATCGTGGCGAGCGATTCGAGCTCAACTACGAGCCGGGCAAAGATAAGCAGGCAAGACCTGACACCTACGGTGAGGGCTTCGTGTATGACAGCGTAAAGTTCAACGCATTGCAGGACGAGCTTGCCAGGGCAGAGTTCCTCGATGTGGTATTGAACGATAACGAGCTTCACTACACTGCCCTACCGAAATTCCCATTCTATGTACAGACTTTGGATGATTTACTAGACAGGATCCAGGCGAACCTCGATGAGCAGATTGGTGCAGGTCTTTGGAAGATTTACTCTAGAAACATGGAACGTTCCGTGCAGCGTGGATGCCTCGCGAGCGACTGGCTGTCAATGTACGGCGAAGGAACAAGAGATAACGTCATCGAATCGATGTCTATCACAGTGGATTCACAGACCTGTTGGCAGGCCCTTGCGCTTGTGAACGAGAAGTGGGACATAAACTTCATAGTCAGAGGAAGAAACATCTATGTCGGTACTACCGGAATACAGGCAAACCATATCTTTAAGTACGGACT